TCACGGTGACACCCCGTTGTAGACGCACATACTTCCTGCCTTAATCACGGTGCTTCCATTCGTGACCTCACCACCCGCCATAGCGTTTGCAGTCGCCCCCGAAGATCCCACGAATATCATTCCGTCAATGTTTCCGATGTAGTTCGTATTCGCCGCCTGAACAGCTGTCCCCGTTACGGGATCGCCAGACATCGTGACCCATCCTTGTAATGCCCCAGCGGTTCCATCCGCCGCCATAGGGATTTCAATAGTCGCCGCAATCGTGCTTCCCGCCGTAAGGCTCATGCTCAGTCGTGCGCCCAACACGGTCGCTGTTGTCTGGAACACTAGGTTGCAGGTGACGCTGTATGTGGAATTGGCGACCAAATTGTAGTCGAGGTTCGGGATATTGTTTAGCGTCGTTCCCGTTGGAGTTGTGTAGTCCGATGTCGTCCGAACCACGCCGTAGATCGGCCCCCACTTCGGAGCCACCGCAGAGCCGCTGGACATCACGATCTGATCGGTTAAACCTTGCTTGCCAGTGAATGTGAACGCCGCACGCTGATCCCATTGAACGGTGCTGGTCATAGTCGAAACACCCGTAAGAGTGAATGAGCTAATGACGTTCAGCGTAGCGACATACGTTTCGTATCCACCGACGCCGCCCGTCGAAATAACCACCGAGGAAGTCCAGATGTTGAACCCGCCCGCCCCTTGCAGAGCCGATCCGTCGTTATATTGGACGTTTCCTTTCACGCCACCAGCCGTCGCCGCTCCCGCATTGATCGTGCAGTCCGTACGACTTGATCCGGCGTTATCAGCGCAGGACACCCCGGAGCCTGTGAAGTTAACCGTGGTGCGTTGCGTTAGGTTTGACGCTTCATCCTGAATCGTGGCGTATCCAGAACCGCCCGTCGGAGTTGTCCATGATGGGATCGCTCCCGGACCGCCAGAGGTCAGAACCTGTCCGTTTACGCCCACCGCACCACTCAGGAGAATGGACGTAGACACCTGAATGGCCGCATTGAATGTCGTTGACGATGTGTTATGGGTAATTGGACCCCAGAATGTGTTACTGCCCGTAAAGGTCTGCGTGGAAGTGATGTAGGCAATCGTCGTAGGAAGTACGCTGAATGGAACTTGCGCCGGAAAATTCGCCGCAGGAAGTACACCAATAATCCCCGTAGACAGACTAATGGGGGTTGCTCCGAACACACCCGTCGCCGAGTTGTAAACGATGGGCTGAGTCGCCGTCTGTGCCGAAGTGAGTCCTGTACCACCGTTTGCAACTCCTAACGTACCCACCACGCCAGTCGAAAGGCTGATGAGCGTTGCGCCAAATACGCCTGTTCCTGAGTTATAAACGATAGGCTGTACTGCTGATTGAGCAGAAGTCAGTCCAGTTCCGCCATTGCCTACAGGAAGCGTACCAACCACACCCGTTGAAAGACTGATAAGCGTGAGTCCTAACGTATCATTAGTAAGCACCACAGGCTGAGTTGCCGCCAGATTGGTGTCGGCTGATATGTCCAATCCAGAGATTGTTGCGCCTGTATGGTTATGCGAGTCATCACCCACCACCATTGCCCCAAGCGTCCCTGTCACATCGCCGCCGAGCGTGTTGCCCTGCAATGTCACGCTTGAGGATTTTAGCGATAGGAACGCCGTAGCACTCCCCGTCAATTCCACGAGCATAGTGGCCGTATCTGCATTGATAATTGCCGTAGGAGAAGAGATGTTTGGCCCCGTATAGGTCACGATATTGTTGGCGACCGCCAGAGTTGACGATCCACCGCCACCCCCGCACGTTCCGGCTTGCACGTTCCCGCTTCCGTCCGTGCCAATGCAAGTCTTGGACAAAAGTCCCGTGATCTGGAGCGTACTGGTCTGAACCCCCTGAGCCGCTAGAATCCCGACCCCGCTATTCAAGTTCAGATTGCCGATGTTCGTGATCGTGATGGAACTGGTAAATGTCGTTCCAGTCGAGATCGTGATGGCGGTCGTCGTGCTGAGTGATACATTGGGATAACCGCTGAGTTGAGTCGTTGAGCCTTGGAGAGAGTAATAGGGTAGTGAGAATTGAGATGCCGCGTTGATCGTTCCACTTCCGCTACCGGCTCCTCCAGTACCGCACGTTGCCCAAATAACAGTCGTTGAAGAAGAGGCCACGGCGCATAGCCCGGCTGTCGCCGCTACGCTAGACCCCACAAGCTCGTAAATATCAGAACCACGGGATACCGTGGCGTGCCCGTCGTGAACGCCGTCTCCGACGTTCAACTCATTCTGAATAGTGCCACTGGAGACGTAGAACGTGGCTCCTGTCTGCAAAGTGTCCCGCACTTGGATGTAGTACGTCGCTCCTGCCGTCATTCCGCTACCAGAACCACTAGCAGGCGCACTCGTTATTTGAACGGTTCCATCGGCGAATTTTATTGATCCAACAGATAGTTGACCAGATACCGTCCCGCTAGAAACGGTCATTGTGGTCATAATCACACGAACTCCGTCATTCCCAATGCCGCCCAACATCATCGTGTATGAAGAAGTGGCAACGGAGTTATAGCCTATGGCTACCGCATTATTTACACCTATCCCGACAGCCGCCTTATATCCAATGGTAGTATTGGCTGATTCTGCTCCCGTATACGATATATTCCCAAGCGATCCGTTCCCAACAGCCGTGTTGCTTGATCCTGTGATAATACCCGTGCAGGACTGAACCGCCCCCGTCCCGCCGCCCATGCAGACATTTCTAACGCCAATGGTAATATCAGCACCCGCCGTATTCCCAACCACCATGTTCTCGGAACCTGTCGTAAGCAAGTCGCAAGCGTTGCTTCCGATACATACATTGGCGTCAGCCGTCGTAGCAAGCGGCATCGTGTCCCACCCAATAGCCGTATTAGATGGTCCAGTTGTCAATGAAGCGCCAGCAAATGCACCGATCAAAGTTTGTCGGTTCGTTAAATTTGCAGCGCAAGTGTTATATCCAATACACGTGTTGTCCTCGGCCATATCCGCTTGCCCCGCCACACTTCCAATAACAGTTGAGCGTAGACCTCCAGCGTCTATATTTGAACAGGAGCTATCGCCTATACAGATACCGTTTGAGGCCGCAACGCCAGAGCCGGCATTCCCCACAACGATCATTCCGCCCTGTCGGCTAAGTGTCTGAACACCGGCTACGCGAAACCCGCCCGTTGCGCCCGTAGCTGTGTTGTAGTACTGGGTGATGTCTAAGTAGCCTGCTGTTGCTCCTGGAAATGGAGCGGTAAGAGATGGAGACATGATGGGAACATTCTGAAGATAGGCACCATTTCCAGCAATGGGACCTCCGACATTAAGCTGACCATTAACGGTTGCCGTTGCTATTCTCAAGAGACCGGCAACTGTTCCGCTCGACACGTAGAACGTCGCCCCAGACTGGAGCGTTTCTGTTACGTTGATGTAGTTTGTTGATCCTGGGGCGAGATTGTTAGTGGATGATGTAGACGCATTTATAGTACAGGCACCGCTAGATGTGCAAGAAACGGATACATTGTTACCGGCAACGATTGTGCCGGTATCCATCTTTGTGATGTAGTCCTGTTTTCCTGTTTGAGAATTAAAAACAGTCTTCAATCTCTCCGCATAAGAGGATGAAGCCAGAAGCGGAATGAGGAGAAACAGTAGTTTCTTCACGAATAGCTATAGCCGGCCCTGTTGTCCCAAATGAAGTTGAACGCAGTGGATGCGCTTGGCCAATCAGCAGTAATCTGGTTCCCGGATGCGTTGAATGTCTGACGCATGATTCGCCACCCTGTAGCAGACTGTGCTGTTCCAGGCTGCGCCCAGCCGATATATATCTGATTCCCATTTCCATCGTAATCGAATGCCAGAGTGTAATTGGTGGTCCCCATCATAAAGGCCCACGTGTCTTGCGCAGCCATGAGGAGCCTCCTTTATTGAGAGAACGAAACGAGTACGCTGGTCGTGTTCGTGTCAACGTCTACGAAGCAGCCTGCAGGGAAAACCGCCCCGTAAGTTCCAAACGTGATCGTTTTTCCGGTTGACGTTGTTCCTGTCTCGGTAACGTAGATCGTGGCCGAAGCAGAGGTTCCATTGCGTAGAGATACAACAGCCGCACCGCCACCTCCGCTAATGATGTGAATTGAATAAATGCGCGTAGAAGCGCCGGATGTTCCAACGGCAGCATCTGCTGTTACAAGCTGAGAACTAGAGTTAAACGGTGTCATTTTCCTTCCATCTTTCTCCGCATCTGAAGCGCTTTAAGCGCTGTTAATCCTTGCATCAAAACGCCAGGCTTTAAGGCAGAGGCCGCTGCATTTACAGCACCGCCAATTCCTGCGGCTCCTTTTATGGCCCCCTTCATGATCTGCGGAGAACCAAGAGAGGCAATAGCCGCTGTTCCTCCGACATAAGGAGCAACACCCTTCCATCCTGTAAAGGGAAGCATTGCAGCGGCTCCTGCGCCAACACCGAAAACCCTGTTAGCCACATATGCCCTCATCCCCCCATTGCTGAATGCGTCAGCCGCAAAGGCCTTAAAAAGATCATCCACCTGCTGCGTTCCCAATATCTTTTTTACCTGCTCCAGCTTGTAGCGAGCATCAGCCGTGTGAGATCCTCCGCCTTTACCTCCGTTAACAAATAGACCGTGCAGAAACTTCTCAGTGTTGCCGGGATCTGAGAACTCTTCCGTAAACGGAAACTTGGCGTTTTCTACAACATTCTTCTCTTCCCAGAGCTTGTGGAGATCGGAAATAAGCGGCTTCCCGCTCTTCTTTTCAAGGGCCATAAGACCCTCCATCATTTTCTGTGAGTTTGGGTCCTCTCCAGAAAAGGCTCTATCCAAGAAATTTCTCATCTTGGTAGGGGAATTGACGACATCCCCAAGCATCCGCTCCATGTCTGCCGCGGCCTTGTAGGAAGCATCCAGGCTTTTTAAATTGTCTAATCCGGGGATCTTCTCCATGATTCCCGAGATGCGCTGGCGCTGGTCTGCGAGAAAAGCCGGGGCGCGCTCCGTGATCTCTTTTGGGAGCTGAGAGTCAATGGCTTTACGGGTCGAAAGCGCCATCCGGTAGGCCTCTCTTGGCTCTAGCCGATGAGCATTGTTCTCTAAGAAATTGACCATTTTAGTGACTTCTTCGCCGCTCGCCCTATTCAACGGGTTGTCAAAGCGCCTCAATAGCGCCCTCCCTGTCTTTAGGCCTGATCGGTAACCGATTTCCTCTGCCTTTACCTTTGATTCAATCGGAAGTCTTCCGATCATATCCTTCACTTGAGAGCGAAGACCATTAAAAGCAACACCAGCTGCGTCGTCTTTTGATTTGCTGATAGCGCTGCCAAGCCCATCGTCGATTTCCAGAAGCTTGTTGAATGCCGCCATGGGATCCATCTTGGACACATTGGTGCGAATGTACTGGAACTCCTTCAGAACATTGTCGATGCTTGGCGCTTTTGCTTTTCCCTTGCCTAAAATAAGGTCGATCTCCTGCTCGCGTGTCGGAGACACCCCGGCCTGTGCGCGCGCCCCCATGGCCATCTTCGCTTCATCCACTATCCCGCCAAGCGTACCCATAGCAGACTGCATCCGCTCTCCAATTCTTTTCGATATTCCCGAAAGCTTCTGCTGATTTGCCACCTTCTGGCTCTCTAAGAACTTGTTATAGGTGTCATGAGCGTACGAAACACCTCTAGAAATAGCTGCTTTTGCTTCTGGTTCAGCCATGCTTAAAACTTCGCCGGGGTGCTCCAAAGCATACTTGGTAGCCTCCTGAGGCACATTTGCGGTGGCCTGCAAAAGTCCCGGCAAAACGTTTCCTGCCATCTTACCTGCTCCTTTAATGCCCATCTGAGCGCCTTTTAAAAGAGCCTGAGGAGCCAATTCCATCCCAGTTCCAGCGGCCACATCTTTTGATGCGCTTCCAAGGCCCTGAATTAAGCTTTCCTGAGGCTGTTCGCCCATTGCCTGCCTTAGACCCCTGAAACCACTTTTAACCGCCCCGTAGCCTAATCCTGCGCCAAGGAACGGTGCTGCAGGGCCAACTACCGGAGCTGCAGCAGTCCCAGCAAATGCTCCAGCCGCTCCACCAAGATACGGAAGAGTGTCTTCAGCTGCTCCAAGCGCTCTTTGGCCAAGCGACGGTTGAGGCTGTTCTTGGGCCTGCGGCTGCTGCGCAGAACCTTGGCGTCTCGCCAATTCGGCTAAAATATCTTGTTTTGTAACAGCCATCAGATCCCTCCTTGACAGTTACCATGGAACAATGGTGTCATATGGAACCAATGTTCCCCTACTACGGTAAAAAGCTTTGCTGTAAGTGCCATAAAGCCCCTCAGCAGCCTACGAATCGGTACTGCAAGCCATGCAAAAACGCTTACATGCGGCGCGTGCGCAAGGAAAAGAATTGGAAGATTATTAAATACGTCAAGATTAGAGTAGGGAATCGCGTTCTCTCTGAGCACCGAATTGTGATGGAAAAGGCCCTCGGAAGACCGCTTCTCCGAACCGAGCACGTTCATCACATCAACGGAGACCCCAGAGACAACAGACCAGAAAATCTTCGTGTTGTAGACGCGATTACTCATTATCATCTCCACCATTCAAAAGCATCTGAAGCTGCTCCGTTGACATCCCTCCAAGATCAGAAGGATTCATAGAGTTCATATCGGGCATCCCTCCGCCCTGAGCGGCCATCTGGGCAAGCATCTGCTGTTGCATCAAGAGTTTCGCGTTTTCTGGATTAGGCTTCAGCCTTGTCTTTATCCCGATTCTAGCGTAGGCTCGATTCACCCTGTTAATATCGTTCGTTTTGATTGCAGATAGAATCCCTCTTAGATTGTCATAGAGAGGCCCAACGGCAGCCGGATTCTTGGTGATTGACGCTTTAAGCTTATATAGGCGTTCCTCTGCGTCTTTATCAGATATTCTTCCCTTGTCCTTTAGGAACTGGGAAAGAAGCTGGATTGTGCCATCTACCTCATCGTTAAATGCCTTCAGCTCAGGGTCCGCTCCTGGAATTGGAATTTCTCCAAACGGAGTCTGGTAAGAACTTGTGCCTTGCGTAAGATTCGACATAAACGTCGATCCGCGACCTTTAAAAGCTCCTCCGAACTTGGGGTACAGCTGGGCGTGCCTGATCTGCATTTTATTCAGGTATCCTTCGAGCTGGCTTGCTTCGTCAACAAGTTTCCCCTCATCGAGATCTATTTTGTTTGCAGCTTTTCCAACATTAAGACCCATAATGCTCTCGAATCTATTTTGAGTGCGGTCTGAGTTGAATTGAGACTGCAAACGAGTGGTCGCCTGGGTTTCAGGAAGATTGACAGGTTGCCATCCTGGTTTCTGGACTCCGGATACAGCTCCCGTCTTTGGATCCTGATAGATGGTCCTCATCGCCTGGCCAGCCTTCTGATTCTGCTTTTTGTAGGCTCCGGCAATGAGGGTAGGCAAAAGCTGCATACCAGATTCCGGATCGGCCTGCATCACAGGCATCAGCGCTTGAGCAATAGGGTCCTGCTGAAAGAAGGGCTGATTGCCCATTTGTCCAAAAGCTCCAAGCAGCGCTCGCTTCTTTTGAAGCAAGTTTGCCGCATTCTGACCCTGAAGGAATCCAGGAAGAATAGCTCCAAATGGGTCTTCTTGCCTCTTGAAGTCCTGAGGATTTATCTGGATATTAGGTCTAAAGTCGTAAGGCATTTGAGCCTCCTAGTACGCCGATGGTCTGGAGAAGAAATTGCTTGCCGATCCGCCTGGAATAAGACTTAAGCTTGAGGGAAGCTCTCCGCTTCCGCCAGATCCACCCCTAAAACTACCAAGAAGACCGGAAAGAATATTGCCAATACTTCCTCCAAGTCCGCCAAGAAGCCCTCCACCTCCACCGCCACCGCCACCACCACCTCCACCGCCTGAAGCTGGATTTGAAGGAGAACCACTTCCCAAAATGTAAGAACCGCCACCAAGAAGCGACTGCTGAAGCTGAGACTTCATCTGAGCATTCTGTATGGCAGAAGCAATGTCAAACTGAGTACCAACATCCTCTAGGCCAAACTGCCTAGAGAGTCTTGAGTTGCTTAGATCTGCAAGACCGCCTGTCTGCTGGATTTGCTGGTTCATGATGTCGTTTTGCTGCTGCGCCGCCAGATTGCCGAACTGGTTGGCGAGCCCTGTATTAAATGCACCGGAGTTCAAAAGCCCAAGATTGTTGTATTTCTGCCGGAACGCTTCCCCCTCTGGACCATTCGTAAGCTGTTGCATCAGCGTGTTTCTTTGGTTTTGAAGTGTTTGTCCCAATAGGTCGTTTTGCTCTCCATACAGACCCCTTAAGCGACCCATTTGATCATCAATCGCCTGATTGTCTTGCTGAAAGTTCCCCAACTGCGGACGTTTTACTGTTGGATCCTGAGCCATTCCGTATCCTAGGAGAGATCCACCTAAAGCCAGCTTGCTCATATCGGAATTCCCGCCACCGCCAAGAAGGCTCTGCAAAAGAGCGCCAATGCCTCCAGCTGCCGCGCCCTGCCCAGCGTTTCCATTTAACGCCCCAGCAAGAGAGCCTCCAATCATTCCACCAGTAGGACCGCCTAGAATTGTCCCAGCAACAGTACCGGCAACCGGGAGGTAATAACTGTCAACCTTGTTCATAAGATTGTTTACGCTGTTTCCACCGACAGCTCTTCCAATCTCTGTAAGTCCTCCGCTAAGAATGCCGGTTCCAACTCTTCCAAGAGTTTTGCCTATGCTTCCGCCCATATTATTCTCCCCTCAGGTCTTTTTCCATGACGACCCAGCGCTTTTTGAATCCGACGCGCCCCATCCATCTTTCATATGCCTTTTGCGGCTCTCGTCGGGTGCAAGAAGTTAAAAATACGCACCCTCTAGCCTTGGCATACTTCTCAAATCCTTTAATTGTCAGTTTCTGCGTTTCCGCATCGCGATACGGCTTGTCGATATAAGCCTGGGCGATGTGAAGCTCTGGCCCGTGAACACCCGCCGAAAGCTCAGTTAAAGCATACCCCGCAAGCTTGTTTTCGTCCAGTAGCAACCAGAAATCGAACAACACTTTTCTCGTCACAACCGCACGAATAGCCTCCAAAAGATCTGGCACCATCAGCGTCGTATCTTTTGAGTACTTCAGATACTCGACGTGCATCCGAGCGACCTCTTTTAAAAGATCGAGATTTACGTCCATTGGCTCTATGGGCTTAAACTTTAGAGTTTTCACAATGGTTTCCACTAGAAGAGCACCATCCAGTTTGATCCATCAGAAATAACACCGACGGAATGGTATTGCCACCCAAGAGAATATGCAGTTCCTCCATCGATTGTTTCAGATCCATTCGGAAGAATTTTGACGAGGTTCTTCCCAGCGCTCGTTCGCTTAACGATATATTGCTGGCCTTTTATCCCTTTAGCCGTAGGGAGCGTTATTGTCACAACACCAGATGTGCTGTCGGCTAATACGATGTGATCTGAAAATGCCAGCTTATAACTTGACGACACAGATCGCACGCCCGTTCTCAGCTGTCCTGCTGTCGACAAATTTGACCACTGCCTGGTTCCATTATCATGTCCGTTCCAGCAATCCTGGATATTTTTCATATCGATGGCGACGGAAGGAACCGACAAGTCGTTAATGTAGTCCCATGCGGTTTTTAGGCTAAGAAACATTAAATGACGACCTCATCTGAAAGAAAGAATGGCTCGAAAAGAGTCCCAGCTCCAGCTGCACTGCCGCTCACAATCTTAATTTGAATCGTCTGAAATCCAGAAGACGGAACAGATATTGGAATCTGGGCTCTCTGGTAGCTGGTAGTAGGCGTTATTGTTTTAGCGGTTGAATATGATCCACCATCAAAAGCAACCTGAACTACAAATGACGCAGATCCAGGAGTAGAAGCGCATTTAAACGGAATAATTGCAGACCTCGGTATAAATGTCCTCGCCTCTCCGGAAAGCCTCAAGGACACAGACCAACTCATGTTGGCTCCAAGGCTTCCTCCAGCTGTTGCTGGATCATGAACCATTAGATATCCGCCATAACCACCAAAAAGATTTCCAATAAGACCAAATTTTCCAAGAGCGCCAAACGTAGAACTGAATCCAATATTGGGTATATATTTAATGTATTCGCATCGCTCATTACCGGTCGTTACAGTTCCAACTCCAAAGGTGAAATATGACCAAATATTCTGTTTATAGTTGTAAATAAGTGCGCGATCCCATGGGTTTCCGCTTGAGATAGGGGAATTGGTGTAAATAAACCATGCCTCATTGCGTGGAGGATATACGCACACTCTTGCGCTGTTTGCGCCAGTTGCAGGGGCAAAAGCGTCCGCAAGAGGCTGTACGTTCGATAGAAAATCTTGCTGATCGCTTATGTCTGTTACAGATGATCCGTCCAAGATATACGCATGGTTATCTGAACCAGAAAATATAAGACGACCATCGGGGAGTTTGTCGACGCATCCAGGACCGGCAGCGCCAATCCCAACATAGCTTGTAGTCAGAGGCCCAAGGCTTACGGCTCCAGAAATCTCAACCGTAAGTGTCGATAGCCTCCCGATCGATCTTCTTTTGAAGATATATAAATCTGTTCCGATGTAGTGGATATCGACAACCTGATCTCCATCTCCTGGCCTAAAATCAATGTAATTATTAGATCCATTCCATGATGTCGGATCTGCAACATTCGACCAGTAGACCCTGGAATTAGCAGTAGCTGCGCAATCCATGGCAAACATAAAATTATTTACAGATCTGACAACATTGCATTGCGGAGAGGTCAGCATGGTCGCATTTCCCGTGTCATTCCAGGTGGCCATGGCACCACCTGAACCAGAAGGATCCCCTATAACAATCCGACCATTAAGAATATCCGCATTGCTGTAGCTCTGCTGAGATCCAGATCCGAACGTAGTGGCTCCAGAAATATCTGTGGCAACTCCGGAAGGTGTAATTTTGTAAATTTTACCGTCGACGACAACGATAGCAGGATTTGAATTTGCGCTGTTAACTGAAATGTTGTTTGGCGCTACCATCTGCACAAACTGATTGCCGACTCCATTTATTATTGTGGAATTCCAGTTCACCGCGCAGAGCCTTTCGTAAAGAGACCCTCCGTAATATCTAAAATTCTCTATAGCCGTAAGCTGGTTTTCCGCACCATTAAATACGGTAGTTTTTGCGTTTAGACCATTCGAGAATCCAAAAGGACCTGCCAATCCCATTAATAGACGATGGGGAACTGCTCGGGAAGCCTGAGCCAGTTAGAGTGCGTATACTGATCCATCGACTTAAGAACGTCCGTATCGTCGATAGAAGTCCTCATCTCCTCCTTCATGTCTTTTATCTTTTTCTCATATGTTTGAGCCCACTGCGCTGCGAGTTCTGCTTTTCTCATGTACATAAACGCCATAGCAGCAGCGCCAAACGTAATGACGTGATGCCACTTTACAGGAATAACAGAAAGGTCCGACCCAGAAGACAGATCAGACAGCCTCTTCAGATAGCGGACCTCTAGCAATCGCTGGTCGCTTGGGAATCCGAACGGAGTAATCTGCACGTTTCCGCTTGAATCCAATCCATAAGCACAATACGCCACCACAGAGTTCGTGCTCTGCGGATTCGGACGCATATAGTCTATGACCGAGTAGGCTGTCTGAATCAGTTTTACGGGAGTGTTCCAGTTCCTGATATCCAAAATTCTGTCAACAGAACTGGATAGGCTGTAAAAGAACTTACGGATTGTATAGGTCCCCGCACTAAGGCTGGATGTCTGCTGATACGCCGTTGCGATGGTTATGGATGTGGCGGATGAGAACGCCGATATCTTGTACCAGTCGCGCGCCCCGCTGAACTGGATGAAATAGCTCCCATCCGCCATGGTGCTCGTAAACGTCGTTCCGCTCCCGGTGACGGTTGTTGCTCCCGCCGTTACCGAAACCGTTCCAGTTGTATAGTCCGGAATGGTTGCCATCGACTCTCGCGTCTGCAAAAACGGCCAAGGCCAACGTCCAGCGATATCCTGCTGAACAATGTTGATCCAGCGCTTGACGTTCGAGACGTTTGTGGAGTCCGAACTATCAAGACCTGTCTGGGCAAAAACCTCAGTTTGCAGAGTTGTGAAGTCCATTTAATCTCCTAGGCAGTTACCGCCATGCTTTCGCGGTGTCCTGTTCTGGCCTTGTGCATCCGCATCTGCGGCTCTCGATCGAAAGTCTTGTTGCACACAGGGCATCGGAGCGTAGAACCCTTAACGTCATTTGCTTTGGTGGCCCTCTCCTCTACTTTTGTCTGTCCAAAGTCGATTCGAGGAATTTCCTCAGCTCCAATGCTTATATTTTCAGTTCTGTTCTTGGCGATGATAACAGGAGACGGGAGCCGCTCGTCGCGAGGCGTGCTCATGTCGATCATTCTTTCGATCTGCTTCCACACCTGTTCGCCTTGCCCATTTTGATAGTCCAGCTGAACCGCATGAACCTGCACCTTGTCATCAATAGCGGCATACTTTTCGCCATTAGGTGCTGCAAAAGCAGGCGTGTGAACGTAAACTTCTTCCGGCTCAAATGCGTCTCGTATGAATCTGGGAAGATTGTCGAGCGGATCGATCTTCCAGGGTTCCTTCAAGAATCTCTTGTCTCCCTTGATATCGAACATCATCTTGTCCGGCAACCCTTTGATGTAAATCAGCTTGTCGATGTGCAACGGATTGTCTGTGGGGTGCGACACTAAACGGATAAGCATTTTTCTGTCTCCTCCGCCTCATAATTGAGGCATGTCTTTAGAATTTCCTTCGCGCGGTGCATGTACGTGTGCTTGGACAGCACTTCGTCGTACCCTGCTTGCGCCATAGCATTACGTTTCTCCTCATCCACCAAGAGTTCCCGCGTTATGGCGAGTGCCTCGTCCGCTGTCCGGAACATCCGGAGGTGCTTCCCGTCCTCGAATAGGTCGCCCAGCGTCGGCAACCACTCCGTCACAAGCGCCCTTTTACAAGCCAGGGCCTCGAAAGTGCGCATATTGATGTCGTCTTTGATGCTCTCGTTAAGGATGATCTTGCTCTTTCCGAACTTCCGAGCCACATCATCCAGAACATTCCATCCAGGGCATCCAGGCATCCGCCAACCCAAGTACCAGTTGGGCAGCTCTTTCGTAAATCGGTCAATCAGATTAATTCGGTCTTCATTGTTCAGGTGGCCAATAAAGCTCCAGTCGTACTTCTCGACGCTTGGGTAGGGCTTGTAGACATCCGGCTCCGCCGCGTGCGGCAAAAAGTGGATCTTTTCACGATCTACACCGCCTGCCACAAATTCATCGATAAAGCGCTTCTGGCAAACGAACACATGGTCAAATTGCTTGGCGCGCCGCATCCGGTAGCCATCGTCCACGTGCGCGTCAGAAACCCAGTAAGCGTTAGGAGACGGGATCTTCCAGTCCAGCGGGACCTGAATGGCATCTTCCCCATGGTCAACAAGGACATTTAGGTCGAAAGTCCCAAACTTGTCCGATTCTTGACCTGGCCAGAGATGGACGACGTTTCGCGTATCGCTTCCCATGTCTACGCGAGTCTCCTCCATGGTCTTGCAGCCATTTAGGAGCTTCCTGAAGTTGTAATTCATGAACAGCGGAGGTCCATCGTTCCTGTATCCGGTTTGCGGAACGACAAAATAATAAATGGCTATTCTAGGCGTCTTCATCAATGCACCCCGTTTTTCTCAAAACAGCCGACCAGGCTCACCATATTACCGCTGTCTTTGAGGTCTATTGTCTTCCACCCCATAGACTCCATGAAGTTTTTAAGACTCATTGGCGTCCATGCGTGCTTATGCTCGAAATTTAAAGGTATCCCAGGCCGTATCTCATCATTAGGGACTGCAATGATGATTCTCCCACCATGCTTAAGAGACTCAGACCAATTTTTTACCGCTTCTACGGTATCGATCATGTGCTCCAACACGTGCCTGGCGATAATCGTGTCAAACGACTCTTTTTCGACAGGAAGCTTTTCCTGAACGTTGGCCTGGATATCGGCTACCGACACTCTTCCAAATGTTATCGACTTGATCATTTCTCCCTTTGGCACAATGTCAACGCCAACCGCATCCGGAACAGTCTTCTTGTCTCCGCAGCCAAGTTCAAGGACCCTTCCCTGAATGAACTGTCTGACGACTTCCGCCTCCGTATCTTCCGTGGGATGCGAGAAATGAGATGGAACGTCCTTGTACAAATCAAGATATTCTCGGAGGCCGTGCTTCCGAATCAGCGCGTGGATGGTCGCCTCCTGCATCTGGGCCGAGTTCCACTCAGATCCTTTTACGCGCTCGCCGGTTTTGAATCCATGGTGAAATACGAAGACATCCCTATCGCACACCAGATATTTCCCCAGCTTTCGTATCCGGATCGACATATCCAAGTCATCCCCGCCGGGAAGACTGGTATCAATGCCGCCAGCCTGCATAAACGTTTCGCGCTTCACCATGAAGCAGAATCCGATCAAAAACTTGACCCTCAAAGACCCGCCGGGCTCCCCTGAGAAGATGTTCTGTTTCCCCATGACAACATTAGAAGATGGCCCGACAGCACCGCAATCCGGATAGGCGAAATGGTTCAGCATCCGATCCAGCCAAAGGCTGGAATGCGGGGGAATGTAGGTGTCATCGTTCAAAAACACAACGTACGGCGAATCGGAGGCCTCAAGACCCGCCTTCAGTCCGCCCTCCCATCCCAGATTTTCTTTCTGCTGCAAAATGGTGACTTGCGGGAGCGCCTTCAAAGGCTCCATGTGCTCTGGAGCGCCATTATTGACCACGTAGATCTTGAACAGACCTTCAGGGCATGTGAATCTGATGATCGACTGAACGCAAGAGTACAGATACTGAGGGTTGTTCCAGGTGGGGATGATGATATCTACGACGCTCATTTGATGTTCTCCGTAGTCGAATACTTCTGGTATTGTCCGTAAATTTTGTCGCGCTGCTCATCCGTCATTCCTCTAAAAGCGTTGGCGTAATCTTCCGTGACGATAATGGGGCTTGAAAGATGCCCAAGCTTTATAGAGCTGTCCATAAACACTCTCGCATTCGCCTGCTTGCGCGCCTTTAGGCAGAACTGAACATCCTCCCCGGTAGCTGCCATACCAAAAAAGTATGGTTCCTGCATCTTCCGGATGGTGTCAACCTTTATCAGAACAGCGCCAAAACCAACAGCATCGCACTCGAAAAGCTGATTTTTTGGGTAGTTCATGACAACCGTGGATCTGCAATAAGGATTCTTTGTGACGGGATCGTAGCCCTCTATAAGGCTGTATATGACGGGAAGATGATTCGGATTTCGAGTAAAGGCAAGGGCTGCAACTATGTCTACATCATGCTTAACCAATTTATAAAAAAGATCCGGAGGGGCCAGCATATCGTCATCGATCATGAACAGGTAGTCTGCGCCCATCGCCATGGCGTTCTTCGCGAGCGTTTCGCGAGCATAAGGAACCAGAATTTCACCGATGGCTCCAAAACTAAAAACGTAGCGCGGGCTCTTCTTCTCGTAAAAATCGACGGCTTCTTGACCGCCAAGGTGCTTAAACATCAGCATCCTGTCGTGATAAGATGCTGGAGGGGTATGCCCCTTCAGGGGGATTCCAACTAAAACCTTGTAGACTTTTTCGTCTACAGTCCGCTGTTCAGTGCCGCTCTGAATTTGTTCCAAAATGTCTCCTGTCTAGTCCACAACCAGTGTCCCGCACAAATTCCTGTTGCCTGGAGCCATTTTAGCCCACGCATTTTATCGCATTTCTGACACCAGAAAACACGGCTTGGTAGGTTGGGAGTTTTAGCCCCCAACCTACCTTCAAGCCAATGTTCAATACTCTTGATCGTACGCTTGTCCTTAGTGAATCGCCCGGACGAAACCGCTGCAATACAGCGGAGCCGCCTGAGACAGAGTCGCCGTAGGCGCATTCGACACGAGCACGTAGCAGAAGCCAGACGCCGCATAAGTCGGGGCTAACGAGTAGAACCCGCCAGCCAACGCTCCAGGAACAAGAGGGTCGCCAGCCGTCACCGTGATAGAAGTCGTCACGTTAGACAGAAGGACAGACGCCACGTTCCCAAAGATCTGAACCAAGCCAAAGGCATTGGACGCAATATCCTGCGCCGCTACACCCAAGAAGCCTGGAAGATCCGCCGCCGTTCCGGACGCAGCGCGAACAGCGCTGGTGCCATCGAAAGAGGCCGTGGTTCCGATTCTCAGAGCCACGCCCATTCCGGTTGTGATGCTAGATGCTTCGACGTTTTTTACGGTTAAAAAGGCCCGTTCGTCACCACGAGCCGCCTGTTTAAACAGCATGTGCTACCTCCTTGTTGTTCCAAGAGGGGGAATAATGAGATAAATCCCCTCCGAAACGTTTATTGACCCATTTTTTCAATGATGAAGTACCCGTTCGTCACGTTGTCCTGGTTATTGATCGTCAGCGTGGTGATGTTATTCGCCACGGACGCTGTAACCCTGGGCATGATTTGAGAGGTATTGTCGCTATCGAACTTCTCAAAGCGAGCGGACAGAACAGACCCACCCACAGAAAGAGTTCCAGCGGCATCTCCCGCAGAACCACTCCACGTTCCAAACAAGGTCGACGCCGCAGGGCCCAAATAGCGGACGCCGGTAACAGTCGCCGAGAATGCCATACAAGCCTCCTTTAGGCTGAAACGCCAGTCAGAGCGCCAAGTTTGCGGCGGTTATTGGTGGTCAATTCTCCCATCCAATAGATCTGCGCAACCTTGAGGTCTTGATTGGCTGGCTTCACCCATTCCGACAGCGTGAACATGGTGTCAGCGTGCTGAACCAGTTCCAAGCTGGGGCTGTGGATGAGGTCGATGCGTCCCGAGACCGCGTTGGGGTCAAAGGTCCAGGTGGCGTTCTTGTATTTGAAGTTCTCAAACCCAAGATCACCCATGCTGGTATCCGTTAACCGAAGCGCAGGAACAATGGTCGCCTCGTATGCCTCGTAGGAAGCGCGATCCGAGATGATGAAGTCCGGAGATCCAACAGGATTTCTCACCGTGATCTGATTCCATACCGAGCGCATGTCCGATAGTCCGCGAGCCGCGAAGGATCCCGAAGCCTGAATGGTCGAGGTCCACCAGCTCTGCGTGCTGCCGTTAATATCGCCAATCGTCCCGGATGAGGCTGTGATCGCAGGAAGGGGAGTAATTTTGGTCCCCAGCTGAGAAGCCGCAAACAGGTCAATGTCGATTTTGTCCTTGATGGAGAGTTCCGCCGAGTTGATCTGGGCCGTCACATAGTCAATGACCTGCGAAGAGCCAGAATTCTGTCGATCGATTCTTCCCACAATGGTAACGGAAGCCGCATACTGTCTCCACTGGAACTGAGCCGCCGTGAAAACGTCCTGGATAGTCGTATCCAAAACATCGTCAGACGCGTAGCTCGTTGCGGTAGAGTTCTTTGCATACATCACGGGCCGGACGAGAGAAGCGCCACCATCTTCCGTCACACGCTTTTTCATGGCCAAGAACGCGAGAAGCGGGACAGCGTTGAAAACGTTGTCCGACATCTGCTTCGAGTAATTCGGCCAAGTCGTGGCAAGGAGAGAGGTAACGTTGCCCGGACCATAAGTGAATAACGTATCTGCTACTGCCATTTATGATTCCTCCTATTTCTTTGGACGTACTCTGTACGTCACTTTCAGTCCCTTGCCCGTCGCGATCAGCTGTTGCCGGAGAGCCTGCTGTGGAGTGTCCACATAGACGACGCCGGTTTCTGTATTCGCGCTGGCAGGTGTTTCTGTGACTGAAGCCTTTTTCTCCTGAGCTTGGGCAGTCAACTCCTGCTTAGACTTGTTGAGAATGTAGTCGTATACCTTTTTGGCTTCCTGGTAGGCCACTTCCATGGGTTTCCCCTGTTTGTCCGTGTAAAGATGCAGCGCGGGTTCCAAGAGTCCCGCTTTATCCAAGTCTCGCGCATCGGGATGATTATTGAAGAGGTCTGTCATCTCCATAGATAATTCGATTTCGCGTTGCTTGGTGGCCATCTGCTTCATTACTGGTTCGTACTTTTGCTGAACCAAAGAGTCTAGCTGCTTTTCGGTCAACTGGTTCATGGCGGTCATGTCTCCCGCCAATGCCTTATCGTAAGCGGCCTGCCATTCCTCTGGGGTCACTACTGGACCCTGCGGAGCTTGCGGCCTCTGCTCTTGAACCGGATTGCCCTGTCGATCAAACCACGCTTTCTGGAACCACGGTTCCTGAAGAAGCTTATCCAGCGCCATGGCTTTTTCTTGAAAAGCCTTTGTCCCTTCTTTGATCTGAGAAATTTCCTTCTGGTACTTCTCGACATGCTGCCTAAAGACGGGCTCGACCGCTGGTCGTACCTGCTCCGGAATAGCTGATAAGTCGAAATCGCCACCCGAGGATGGAGAAGAAGTTGGTGCTGGCGATGGAGCAGGTGCAGCAACAGGGGCTGGCGCAGAAGGCGCTACCGGAGCTGCTGGCGCAGAAGGCTGAGTCAATACTTCAGGTGGCATATAGTTCTCCTTTTACCCCGGATAAGGCGAGGGGTTCATTCGTACGATAGGGGCTTTTTCCGGAACTTCTTTTTTCACATTCGACATTCCGATCGGTGTTACAGTTTGGATCTGAATCGTTCCACCCTGCAAAAGACCGGAAACAACCACTTCAACCGGAGAACCTTCCTGAGCGCCAGAGGCACCGATGGCTAAAAGCTCATCAGACTCAAGTTCGATTTCACGAGATTCTTCAACGGTCTCGTTTTCGATTTCTGGAGCCGAAGCTCTGGCTTGCCGTAAAAGTTCTATCGCGTTCAACTAGAAACCCTTTTTGGGGTCTTTCGTAGCAACCGCGCCCATCTCAATCGTCATTTGGTCGCTGATTGAGTTCGATAGCGGACCACTGGGGAGCGATCCTCTTTCGACATGGGGGCTGTCAGGCGCATTTTCCTTGCTTACCTTGCCTTTGTATTCATCCATTTTTTTTCCTCCTATTGTCGGCACTTTTTAGCGACTCCATCCCGTGCCGATATGAGATGGGGTCGAAATTCCTGTATCCTCGAACGCGGTCTCCGGCTTCACGAAGATTAAATTTTTTCATCATCGCCGCCTTATGCTCACGACTCACCAAAGGAATGGGATCTCCATTCGAGTCCGCTATGTTAGGGTTTATCTCCACCCCATCTCGATTAGGGGCAAAATAAACGCTAGATCCTCCACAGGCCCTAAGGCCAGAATGGCAATCGGAACACACGGTTACGATTTCTCCGTCTTCTACCCAGCTTTTGCTGGCGTACCACAGTGTCGAACCGCAAGATCCGCAGGGCTGTGCCATCAGCTAGGGTATGGAGAGGGGTTGATCCTGACAATAGGAGCCTTTTTGACGTTCCCCTCCCTCAAAATGTCGGACTCGTCAACGGCCTTGTTCTTTTTCTTGCGGAGCATCTTGACGCTTCCGCCTTTTCCGCCTCGGCCCATATTGATGACGAGGTTGAAGGCGATATTACTGGCTCTTCCCGCTGCCATTCTGCCCTCCATCCTTCTGGCCACCACCCATAAGAGACTGGAGAATGTTGGCCTGCATCGACATTTGCGTTTTGGCCATGTCCGCTTTAGCTTTCATAAGAGCGCTTTCCAGCTTGGCCTTCTCCGCCATTAAGTCCAGCTGCGCCTTTTGCTGTGCGACCTGCATGTCCAGCTGGGCTTTTTGCTGATCCTGCTGCATTTTCTGTTGCCCCTGCTGCTGCTTCATCTGAGCATCCATCTGCTTGCCCTGAATATCGGCCTGGGCTTTCATTTCGTCAGGATTCGGTTTTTGCTGTTTCGATTCCTCGTCAGCAATGTCCATAATTTGATCCAGAGATAGCATGTTGATGAGCCGCAACATCTCTCTTCCGTACGCGCGCGCCGCCTGAGACCCTGGCATGATCCCGACAAACTCAAGACCCTGAGTCAGTTTCTCCATAATTTCTAGCTGGTTTTCCCTGTTTAACGGAAGCGTACTCCCCGCCACGCAGTTCACATCCATCTCTCCATGGATGTCCTTTCGAGTCAGGGAGAAAGAATCGACTTGGCCTTCTTGGTTTTGCCCCGTATACGCATTGCTTCCAGGTTCTTGAGCAGACGGACGATTCATAATTTGAGATTTTTCGACAGACTTTGGACCCACGATTCTGACGATTTTTGGAAGGTCAAACTTTTGCTGCATGATGGCCAACAGTTTTTTCGCCACCTCTTCGATGGCTTCTTCGATAATGTCGATTTTTTCTTCTGCCCTTCCACGAGACCCCTGCATCTGCATCTGGAGTTCTCCCAGCGTTCTTGTGCTGGATTTTGAAGTGGCCCCCCTATCCACCTCGTTCTGCCCTGACACGTTACGGAAGATGTCCATGATTAGGTTCCATACTCCGTAGATGTCTTGCTGGACCGGTGCGTAGGGGGGAATAAAGAGGTCGGTCTGAACGCCCTCATATTCGATGATTGCGCCATCTTGAGAGGACTTAAATTTGTTGCGCATCTCTTCGGTCATCATGCCGCGCTTAATAAAGACCTGTCGGTTCCAGCGCTTTAGATGGTTGAGCATGATCGCCATCATCTTCGTGGCCTCTATGACCTGTCCTTCCCATGGAGCCACGTCCGATAGCGGGTAGGCTTCCCCTGGAGCGGGGTTGAAAGAGATCATGGTTAAGGGGTATCCGTCAAATTCATAGGGCCACGCTTGAGGTTTTCTGAGATAGGTGGGGTGATTTGGCGTGATGGTCTTAATATTTCCGTTTTCTTTATCCCATATCTCGATGACCTTCACAAAAGACCCTTCTCCGCCTGTCTCTTTACGTTCGTCTATGGATAATTCCGTGGCCGAAAGGTCTTCTACTCCGGTATAGAGTCCACATTTTTTTACAACCGAAAGCGGTTTGATGGTTTCCACCATCATCCATCTGGCGTTATGGGTAGGAGGCCAGGTCGCAGAAGGATCAAAAAGCACATTCTCCCAGGGAACGTGATACCCAAATACATTTTCGGACTTCACGTATTCGTTCACATCTAAATCGGGCTTCTTTTTGCTCTTGGCATTTCCAGATTTCTCTTTAGGTTTAGATTCCACCGTTCCCGTCTCGGCGGTGTATCCTACTTTGATCCATCCGTGTCCAATAAGAAGGGCGTCCAGAATGGCCAGCTTGAACTGTTTCTTGAGATCAATTTCCCCCCATGTGTAGTTGATGAGCTGTTCAGCGATTCGCGCGGCCCCAATATCTTCAATCCGTTTAGGATTGACCGATACCCAGGGGTCGCGGAAGTATAGGCGGGCAATCTCTGTTTTGCAGTACGCGAAGACGAGGTTTAGTGGAATGAGGGGAATATCGACGTTGTTCTGGATATGGGCCCAGTCGCCCTTAAATTCTTTGATGAGGATCTTCCAGCGGTTCTTTTCGGCGATCTGGTCGCGCCATTCCTTGGTGCGCTGGTAAATGCCCTGCCAACGCTTTACGTCGGCCTTTTCGTTTTCGGAGTCTTGCGGGGGGACAGTAAGTCCGCCGCCACGCTGGGGATCGAGAGGGTTCTGACCGGAATCCGTGGATTTGGATTTCCGCGCCATTACCCTTGTGCCCCTTGAACCGCAGGAGGAGACGGAACGAACTGCTGAATCATAATCCTCTGAATCAAATCGTACATGGGATCCGTGGGCTCAATCCAACGCCCACCAAAATGAAGTCTCGCTCGCTGGGGAGTCGTTCCCCAAATAAAATCAGGATCCGATGGCGCTTGCGGCATCTTTGGCTCTGCCATCGTCTGTCTCATGCTCAAAAGATCTGCGGCTCCCAGCATAAAAAAGAAAAGCCCCACGAGGAGAGATGCGGCTCCCCGCATGGAGCTTTTCTGCTTTACTGGTATTTGCATATCATCTTTTTGTTTAAGATGCAAGTCCCCCCAATAAAATATCCACGTCTGAGGCTCTGCTTGAGTTAGATTTATCGACGGACGGTTTCACCACTGGAATTATTTTCGGTTCGCGCATATCTTCAAAGAATTTCTGGTACAGCGCGGATCCTTTTCCTTGACCTTCCTGCTGAATGAGCCATCCGAAGGTTCCCTCTTTGGTGTGTTGGAGAGATTGTTCTTCTGGAGAAGGTGTCAGGTAATCGAGCTGATACGCCAGGGCGTCGATGAGGTCGTCGTGTTTGCCGCGCGGGAATTCCAAAAGCTCCTGTTTGAGGACAGCCATATCGGGTCGGATTTCGATGAGTCCCTGCTCGAAGTAGGGAACGAGTCGTCGGATGCGCGCTTCTTTGGAGAGGGGGTTCTCGCGGGTGACGCCCTTCTTACCCAGTTCCATGATGGTGAAGAACTGGTTGCGTTTACGCATTTCGTTTTCGATGTGGTACTTCAGCGTTTTCTGGAAAGCGAAGGTTTCGATTCCGACGCGGTGGAGGTTCCATTTGGCGCATAGCTTAAAGAGGTTGTCAACGAGAGCGTCAGGACCCACGCGAGAATGAAAATAATCGACGACACGAATACGTCGATCCGGGAACTGTCCGGCGACGAGCATAGCCGTATAGTCAGCATCCCGGCTAAGGCTGATAGCGGGATCGCAAGTAAGATACAGGATTGAAGGATGTTCGGTTCCAGGCTCATAGGTTCGTATCCATTCCGATTTAAAGTCCGCCGTAGAGGGGTCCACGGGGTTATTGATCATCTGGGCGGCAAAGTGATAGCTGCCCATTTGTTCCGGTTTCTTCATCTCGTTCAGCTGGGCGATCGTGAACTTTTCCGGAAAGATGACTTGCCGCTGATCGTGGTCTTTATAGGCCGATCGTACGAAGCAGTCAAACGACTTGTCTTCCAAAATCATGCTGTAGAGATCGTCCTGGTGCCAGCGCGTCCCAATCACAACCAACTGCCCCTGCGGCTCTAGGAGCGCAAAGCAGTCGCGGTAATACTGCTTCACCTTCTCGCGGGCTTCGGGGGTCTGGACGTTCTCGCGCGCCACCAAGTCGTCCAAAATGATGATGTCGTAGTGCTGCCCGGTCTGCTCTTTCTCAAGACCGCCGGTGGCAAAGGTCGGGGCGTCTGAGATGACGGTGCGCTGTAGGATGGTGCATTCGTCCTGGTTCCACTGCTCGGACTTAAAGCGCCCAAAGTACTTCTCCAGAAGCTGCCCCTGCCCCATGTACTGCTGAATGGACCTTAAGAATTTCCTTGCGTTGTCCCAAACGGCGTTCGCGATAAGGATACGGGTATTTGGATTTCGCAGTACCTGTTGGATTGCCCAACTCTTCGTAACAATCTCTGACTTGAGGTGACCACGAGCCAGTTCGATATGCTTGAATCGTCCGCTAGTACGGAGAAACTGCTCCAATTCGTCGTGTACCGCCCCCCACATCGTAAGTCCCGGCGGCTTGTACTTCCAAAGGATCTCCTGACAGAGGAATTTGAGCGACTGCTGGCACGCCATCTGGATCGCTTCAATGTCCTTCTCTGACGCTTTCTCACTCATTCCTCCACCCACCCCGTTAACATCTTCGCCATCCAGGGGTCCTTATTGATAATCCGCTCCAATATCAATAGATTCCGCGCCTCCCACTGTATCGTCTTGTGCTTGTACGCCTTCCCCCCAAACCACACCGACTCCACCGTGGGCTCACAATAACAGTCCGGACTCTTTAAATTGTGCAGATGCTCCTGCTCCACCGGATAAATGTGCGGTATCACTCGAACGCCGCGCATTCCTCACACCAAGAACCCGTACAGGTGCGCACTTCTTCTTTTTTTTTATTTCTCTGCTGCGTTTTTGTACGGCACGAAGGCTGGGAGGGAGAAGTGGAGGGGGGAGGGGTGGGGGTTGGGGTTGTAACGTCAACGTCTACGTCAACACCAAGAAAACTACAAATCAAAGAGGTAAACAGCCCTATAGTCCCGCGCAATCAGTCCCCCTTGGTGGCGGTAGTGTCTATGATCTGGCGAGCCTTGTCTGCTATGGCTCGCGTCACCTGTACATCGTGCGTCACGCTCAGTCTATGCTCTGGATTCCATCGCTCAGGGCGATACGCTTTCAGTAAAGCGATACGGTCCATGAATCCGCCGGGCCTTGTCGAGTTGTCTACCATGGCCGCTTCCGCGCTGTCTAGCTTCTCTTCACGCTGAAGGTCTACCATTTCCCTAAACTTCGCATCGATCTTGTAATGGTTGTAATACGTCTGCCGGGATACCCCTACCGCATCACATACCGCGCCGATACGCGGCCAAAACTTACCCACAAGGTCGATAAATCTGGCCTTCTTCGTCGCATCGAAGCCCTCTAGCTTGTACCCATTCATCGGGACCAGAAAACCAGTCTCCGGGTCAATGGCTAGAGAGTTTCCGTTGATCGTACTGCACGGCCTAATCTCGTCGCTCATTATCACTCGCTCCTTACACCATTTATAAAAACCTCGAAGCCGTGCGAACAGCACGGCGCGTATGGAAGCCTCTTCTGTTGACGTATGTGTTGAACACACCGCCGTCCGTCGCTCGCGTGATCCTCACGCCTCGCTATGGACGGTAAGCACTACGTGCCGTAAGGTAGTTCTATATAAAGACTCTATATATATAGAGACTCTATATATTTACACTTTACCGTCGATGGAGTTTCCCGCTGTGCTGTCGCGGGTTTCGCTCTGATATGTCCTGTGCTCCGCTAGTCCATTCCGGCTAATAACGGCGGCTCATACGGCACGCGGCGCGCTTGCACCTGATTTCATCACGCGTCAAACCTCTACGCCTGACACCGTTTTATATAGTTCCCATTTGTCCATTTGTCAAGGCCCATTCTAGACCCAACACCCCCTAAAAAATAATTGAAAAAGAGGTTGACAGCTATTCCTTAGAGTCCTATACTTAGCTTAATCTAAGTGTTACACCGTCGATACAGACGGACTAAATGAAAGCGAGGCCAAACATGAAACCGAATGAAACGTTCACGGAAAAAGAACTGGAAATGATTCGCATCGCGTCGAGACTCCGCGCGGAAGCGTGCCAAGAGAATGAGGAAACGGCGCACGCGCGAGAATGGGCGCAGTTAGCCGATAAAGCGTATCGCATCAATATGCGTGACATATTCGAAAAGGCGGCGCGATCATGAAGCGGAGAGCGAAGCGGCGAGCCGTGAGTCCGGCGCGAGTGACCAAATTGTCTGAACGCATCAAGATGCTATCCGAACGCCTGACGAGCGTAGAGGAAGCGATCGGGCATCTGCAAGTGATGATCCTACAAGAGCCCGTCGCGCCCGGTATCGATGAAGTTGAGATTATCGACGCTGATGAAATGGCGGTGAACTCATGATGACCAAAACCATGACGCAATCGGAAAAATCCGCGCTGATAGCGCGAGAGAATGACCGTTGCCGACGCTCCATGATTCAGCGAGCGCGGTTTAAGACCGTGCTAACCGCGTCTGTATCGGCCTTGGATGACAACACGGTGACCCGGCTCATGCTCGCGGTCCAGTCATTTGATCGGTTTACCCCCGACAATGACCCCTACAACGAGCATGATTTCGGCGCGGTGATTATCGACGAGGAGCGATATCTCTTCAAGTTCGATTACTATGCCGATGACAAATTCGACAAGCCGGGATTTCCCCCGGCTGAATGTGTCCGGGTTTTAACGATCATGCACGAAAATGACTATTAACACGCCGCGCCCTTGGTTTGCAATCTGGAGCTATTGGGACCAAGTCCTAGACATTGAGCCCGGCGCGGCGCGTTTAACGCCTATCGTGTTAGGGGGAAACCATGAATGAGAAGAGACTACAAACGGCGCGGCTAATGGTCGAAATGGCCAACCCGGAATGGTCCGAATGTAAGCGCAATTCACTCGCGGAATATCTGACAGCCTCGTTTGCCTTGTTAGAGCATTTCAAAGAGAAGGAAGTAACCGGGATTCACTTAAAATCGATCGAAGCGGCGCGAGCCGTTTACAGTCGAAAAAAAACAGAACAGGAGCTATAAAAATGACCATACAAGAGCACATCGAAAATCAGCTTGAAACCATGAGAGGCACCGGCGAGCGCATCCGCTTAACCGGGCGCGGCCTAATGGAGTTTTTCGCCGTCTTGTCTCTATTGGGTATCGCGAAGCAAGCCTAGGGCTAATCTCTGGCGCGTCTTTGCGGCGCGCCGGGATGTTAGCCAAAGGCTGACAGGAAAAGAGGAGCTATATCATGGACGAGATCGACAAAATTCTGGATTCTATGAACCTTCCAGAAGAGACAAGAGAACAAAAACGAGAGAGCGCAAATCACGCGCTAAAAGTTGGCCGCATGGTCGAGGAACATTACCAGAAATGGGGAAAGGCATCTTTGGCCGCGCTTGTCGGATCGATAACCCTACAAGCGATGTCAATACTGGTGAATGAGAAATGAACCTTCTCGCGCTGTTGGTCGCGTTAAACGTGTCGGAAATTCCATTACAGACCGCCGGGCAAACGTCCGCACCCGTCTGCATTGAGTATTGCGAAGAGGGGGGAACCAATGCTGTCTCAAACTGAAAGAGCGTTAGCAAACTTGATTCTACTATGTGTCGCGATCGTCTGTCTGGCTCAGGCATACCGGGCCGGCGAACGTGCCGAAAGGGGGAAACATGAAAACGCGGCGAGCCATAATCGATAAGCTATCAGGCGCGAGATGGCATCACGCGGAGCTATTACGCGCTACGCGCCTGATTGGTGGCGCGGAAATTGAGAACGAGGCTTGCGCGTTTCTCGCCTCTATACGCACCCTTGAATGGGTACTGGAAAAAGACCGCGAAGAGGCTAAAAAGTCATGATCGGCGCGGCGCGGAATATGGGCTATCTATGGCCGCATGAGCCCATCGAGATTAAGGCGCGGCCAGAACGGGGGATACTATGCAAATGCTTCAAAAGTTTATGGCTAGTGCAAAGAGTCTGGATCAGGATCTCACACCGGCTGAAATTGTCGGACTATTGGAAAAATTGGATCAGACGCAAACGCTCATCCTTGAAGCCAAATCGCTACACGCGAGGATCGGCGCGAACCTTCAAGCGGTCGCGTCTGTTATGGGCCTAGGGATTGAACAGGGAAACGGGTAACTAACTCAGGGAAAAAAGGAGCTAAAAAATGGCGATTAAAAAAGCAGAAGCATTATCGACGGTGAAACAGGAAGGGACGCAGATCGTAGTCCCAGAAGGGATGACGCTAGAAAAGGCGATTGACCACTTGACAACACGCATGAAGCAGGAAGAACAGACGGTAAATATTAACGAGGATGTAGACGCGTTTGTATGGGACGGCGCGATTTGCTTTCAGCGTGCCATTAAGGAGATGTTTGGTTGGTCGGACGCGGTCCCGGAAAAGACATTTTTCGGAGAAAACCCCCCGCGCATGATTAGCATTGAAACTGGGTACAAAGAGACAACGCTAGTCCCTTGGGGGGATTTCAAAATCCCGACAATAACCGGGACACTCAGCACCGGGATAAACGTAAAAAAGGGACAGGCGATTTTTGCTGTCTCCGCTGTGACCAAAAGGAAAGATGAAAAGAAAATCCGTGCGCTCATTCAGCGTACGCGCGAACTCGTCGAGGCTGAAAGCCTTTACAAGGGCAAAGCGTTTAAGCTGCGGTTTATGGATGATGACGAAAGGCGTGATCCGCTGCCCCGTCCCTCATTCCTTAACTTGTCGAAAGTGAAGTATGAAGAATTGGTATTTTCCGATGACGTTAAAAACGCTGTTGAAACTAACATTTTTACGGCGATCGAAAACGCGGAAAAATGCCGACAATTCAAAATTCCATTAAAGCGCGGTATCTTGCTGTATGGACCCTATGGGACCGGGAAAAGCCTGACGAGCTACGTCACGGCGAAAAAGTGCACCGAAAACGGTTGGACGTTTTTATACTGTGAACGCGCTAACGAGTTGGCCGATATGGTCAAAATGGCGCATCACTTCCAGCCCGCCGTGGTGTTTTGCGAGGACATCGATAGGAGCGTTTCGGGAGAGCGTACCGCCGAAATGGATGACATTCTGAATATCATTGACGGGATCGAATCCAAGGGGGTAGAAATTATGGTAATCCTGACGACGAACCATGTCGAGGAAATCAATCAGGCATTGCTTCGACCTGGACGCCTGGACGCGGTTATCAACGTGTTACCGCCTGACGCGGTCGCGGCGCAGAAGCTCGTCCGTCTCTATGGGCGCGGCCTTGTCCCGGACAATGCAAATCTCGCGCTTGTTGGTGATATGTTAGCCGGGAAAATCCCGGCGGTCATCCGCGAGGTTGTCGAGAAAGCTAAACTCACACAAATCCGCATGGGCATGGACGGGGGAAAGCTCGTCATTACCCCCGAAGCCCTGACGGAAAGCGCGGAGACTATGCGAAATCAGCTAGAACTTCTGAATCGCAAAAAGGAAACCACGCGCCCGGCCTTGGTCGAGGCGTTATCTGAAATCGTCCGGGAGAAGGCGGCGGCGGCTATGCGCGACGTTTGCGACGATCGGGGGTTGTAATGACTCCCAACGAGCGAAAGCGCGTATCGGATCAGGCCCGGAAACTACTAGCCAAACTCATTAAGCTATGGAAGGTCGAGGGATTATCCCTCATGGGCGCGGCCAAGGATGACGAGTCAATCGAGTTGTTTTTCATCAGCGAGGGAAACGGTCCCTATATGTCCCACTTGCCGATGATGACAGCCGACGTATCGGAGAAAATGAAATCAGGGCATCGACCGGGCGAAGATTGCCTGTGCGATGAAATTAACGAGGGGAAAGCCCCAAAACCGAAAACGGACGCGGTTAAAATCGTCGAGGAGCTACTCAGGAAGCCGAAAGCTGACCTGAACTAAAATAACCCGTAACACTCAGGCCCAGACGCGGCGCGATAGCTCCCGCTCGTCTGGGCCTTGTTTTCCCCCTCCCATTTCTGCTAAACTTAACTCACTTGAAGGAGCTATAGAAACGGAAATCAAAAATGCCTCTATTTGCCTTGCCCTCTATCTACCTTGGATCGGACAGCGAGGCGCGAGAACTTCACGCGCTCGCCAAATCAATCGCCAAAAAAACCGATAAATTCAAATCTCAAAACGAGTTTTTGAAGCATTGCATTTTGTACACGCTAGAGAATGACCCCGACATTAAAGCGGCCATAAAAAACAAAGCGCATTAAGTCTTTCCCCTGACATACCCCGCGCATCCTGCGCGGTCCCAAGACGGAGCTATAGAAATCAGGTTGCAAGCTGTATCTACACCGTTGCCACAAGCACAAAAATAAGATTTTAGCCCCATTCCCCCCGTTTGACTATGCGGAGTCAAGCGCGGGGGATTTTGTGCCTAAAATCGAAAATTTGACCCCTTGGGCGCGATCGATCGACGGTAAAGACAATCTTAAATCATGGGTATTTAGACCTAATAGGCCTTTAGACCTAGATGACATTTCTTCGCGGACGCGCGCGGGAAGGGGGAGGCCTTTAAATAAGCGCTTTGCTTTAATAGATAACGGCGTTCATCTGGAAAAGACCATGCCAAAATGTTTTTCAGGCCGGGCGGTCTCCAAACCCCGAAGGGGGGAGCCGGTCGCCTTCATAGCTCCGGGCGATGCAGGGAGATCTCCGGCCTGTTATTTTTCATCTGGGGGTGGTGGATTGGAGAAAAGATCATGAGCTACGAAGAACCGAGAACAAAGAAAGAAGCGAAGATGAAGGTGAAGCCAGGCCAAATCTGGAAAGATCAGACCGGAAAGAGAGTTCTGGTTATGGAGACCAAGAAGGGATGGGTGCGCGTCCTGAATGAGTATGGAACGATGGAGTCGTATGCGATCTCGAAAGGCACGAGAGATGAGAGTTTCCACGGATACTTCTACGTCAAGTTATACGAGACAACCGCAGACTTTCCATCTGCATTTAAAAATACTTGACACACCCAAAAAACTTTACTTAAATTAAACAGCTATGCGGAGCACACTTCAACATTACCCCTTAGAGCAATACAGAGTTATCCACAACCTGTGGAAAGTTATCCACAAGACACTGTGCATAACTTATCCTGCAATATCAATGCTTTTAGTGGGTTATCCACATATCCACAACCCCTATTACTACTATTCTTTTCTCTTGGTGTTTATATATCTGTATATAGAGTCTTTATATATAGAGTCGTTTATATATGGCACCAGAGTGAAACGGAGATAGACGATGTTCAATAAAGCCTGGAGGTCTGAGATGAAGCCAAAGGACATACTGGATCATTTAGAGTCTGGCAATCGTACGGATGAGATAATCGATTCAAGAGAGATGGGGAAAACGCATGAGGAGCCATTTGCTGACACTGTGGGAAGGATGCAGGAGGCCTTAGTTCAAAGACAGGCGCAAATGCAAAGACAGTCGCAGATGGATAATTTCCGCGCCAACCAATATCAAGGCTATGGGCAGTTGGTTGGCAATACCAGTGTGGCTGTCATGGGAACGTTGTTCGGGTCGAGGTTCTAAACCAAAGGAGGATGTAATGGAGAACGTTAAGACGGAAACAGCAAAAAATAACACGGAGGACCTTCTGGAAAAGATGGGGTTCACGTTGGCGGCATCCAAAATAAAGACGCTCAAAGAGAAGCGGAAAAAGCTGATGATCGCCTATGAGAACTATCGATACGTGAGACAGGAAAAGATAGACGCTTTCAATGCCAAGCTCAAGAAAGAGACCTTGAAAGGACGAGAACCGTATGACGCTACGTGGAAAGAGCTGTCTTTTACCTCTCCCGCTTATTACGAATCAGCGCCGCCGAAAAGCGTTCTTGAGTCTATGCAAACAGCCGTCGAGAGAAAATGCTTCGACAAGTTCGAGATCGCTTATATTCGCGATGTCAAAGATCCGATCCTGTTCGGTCGAATCGAGGGATGCTCAGACCGATTCTTCATTGACCAGTGGGATGATGATGTGAAGATCAGCGACATTCTGAAAGAGAACGAAGGCTAACTTGGGGAACACACGAAACAGCCGCGCGCTTCTTGCGTATGGCATACGAAAACGTATGGAGCGCGTGGTTGTTCGATTCGCAGGAAAAAGTTCTTGGCAATTACTGATTAAGTTAAGTATAATGGATGCATGGTTAACGGAGGTTCAAAATGCCGATCATAGATAAGCACTGGATATTGTGTGCGCATCGATGGAAGAAGATCTATCACTTCACTCAGTCGGGTCAGGCCACTCCTGATGTGGAGTCTGAGTGTAGGAGATGTCTTCACAAGGTCAACGGAGAGAAGGAAGAGTTCGACCCAGAGCCTCGCGTTGTTATTGGGATCATGGAAAAAATAGGAGATCAAAATGAACGAAATTATCCAGTCAAGCAAGCCTGAGTTTTTAGCCTTTACGCCAGAGCAGGTCGATCTATTGAAGACCACGGTGGCTAAGGGGGCCACCAATGATGAGTTGAAGCTATTCCTGCATGTGTGTCAGAAGTCTGGGTTAGATCCTTTCGCCAAGCAGATCTACGCGATCAAGCGGAAGAACCGAAGAACCAATTCAGATGAGATGTCTATTCAGACAGGAATTGATGGATATCGAGTCGTGGCAGAGAGGACCAACCGTTACGCCCCAGGAAAGGAGCCGACCTACACCTACGACAAAGAAGGTCTTCTTGTTTCGGCGACGGCTCATGTCAACAAGATGGTTGGGGATAAGTGGTTCGAGGTGTCTGCGACCGCATTCTTCAAAGAGTATGTTCAGGAAGGTAATTACATGTGGGGGAAAATGCCGCATGTCATGTTGGCTAAATGTGCAGAGGCGCTTGCCTTAAGGAGGGCTTTCCCCAATGAACTCTCAGGACTCTACACGCAGGAGGAAATGGCACAAGCCGACAACAGCCCAAGCGTCCAGATGCCTCAGCGAAAAGTCGTTGGATTACCTGTTAAATCTGATGAACCACAAAAGCAGGAAGAATTACAGAAGAATGAGCAAGTCCAAGAGGGAAAGATTGATCCGCTTCATGCAGAAGTAGACAGCGAGATAGAATTCGGTGAACCGCCGGCGGACATGGACATGGGATTTGGTCAGCGAGACGGGAAGAAGACCATCAATCGCGCTCAACAGCAAGTGCTTTTCGCTAGGACCCGAGAGGCAGGAGTAGATGAGGAGCACCTCAAGAAGGCCATACAGGTTCTCTACAACATCGACAGCACAAAGAATCTCACATTCGACCAGTTCGACAATCTTCTGGCCATGCTGAAGAAGGGAGCCATTCGTGGAGCAGATACTAAAATCCCTACCGCTTAATCAGGTCCCGGCTTTCGATGAGGAGAAACACGTCTACTACATAGACGACAAGAAAGTTCCGGGAGTTAATGAGATTCTGAAGAAGGTCGGGATCACGAGAGAGTATGCGGGTGTGGATTCATTCTATCGCGAGCGAGGAATTGCCGCTCACAAGGCGATAGAGTATCTAACGAACGGAGAGCTTGATGAGCATAGCCTCGATCCCATACTTAAGCCCTACGTGGATGGGTTTAAGGGTTGGTGGAGCGATGAATTGCAATCCGCTCCACGAATCTCAGAGCCAAGACTGTACTCGAAGAAGTATGGGTTCTGTGGGACGATAGACCTCATCGTGGGGGAGCAGATCATCGACTATAAATGCTCCAAGGACCCAGATCCTGCTTCTGAGATTCAGGGGTTGTTTTATCAGCAACTGGTCTACGAGAACTACGGACAGCTGTTCAACTTCAGCATTCTTCAATTCCCAGGAGATGGAACGCATAAAGTGATTCCATCCACAATAAATGGTCGCTTCGATATTCTGGAGGCGGTCATTAAGATATACGAATGGAGGATTAAAAAACATGTGCGAAAGATGTGAGCACGAGATGGTGACGGCTAAGTTGGCGTTTATGGTGACCAGTTCAGACTACAGGTTTGCCTACGACTTCCTGTCTAGCGTATTGAGCAACATCAGGGGAATGAAACACATCACACCAAAACAGTCTGCGGCCATTGCCAACATAGAACGCGCCGTATCGAGGAGGAAGAATGCTTCAGCCCCTAGAGGCCAAAATTACAAAGCTCATTGAGCAGTTAGAAGAATCGGCTGTTATTCTCAAGAGAATGGTGAACACAAACGAAGAACTTTCAAAAATGCTTAGGGAGAAATTAAATGAAATATGGTCAAACGAATCGCACGATGGAAATGCTTCATGAAGCGCTCTCAGATTTTTTTCATAATCCACGGAGTTCCAAAACCACAACAGAGGCCGAGAAAGGGGAGGTACGGGAACTTTTACTCTCCATCATCGGAACACCAGTCCTCTATTGGAGAGATCGCCCTGGTTGCAAGGGCAAGAGCGGGAGCACCGCTGATCCTTGGTCCCGTTTGCCTCACTATAAACTTCTATGGTCTTCCAAAGAAGACGGATCTGTCTAATGCCACAAAGCTGATAGAAGACGCCATGAACAGGGTGGTATACGCAGATGATAGACAGATAGCAGAGTTGCATCTTTACAGACACGAATGCGCGAAGGGCGAAGAGCGCTCAGAAGTGCTCGTGCAATACTAAAAGGAGAACACAATGAAAACTCAGAGGAATTACAGAACACCGCAGGAAAAGATTCAGATTATCAATGAATGGAAAGAAGCGGAGCGAAACGGAGTAAGCATGTTCGCTTTCACAAAGTCTAAATCCATATTTATCCCAATGCTTAAATCGTGGATCGTAAAGTTTGGCGATAACCCAGTCGGAGAAGTCCGGGAGATCGTGAAGGAGAATCCGAACGAGAGACAGCGAGTTAAGCTTTTAGAGTCTGAAAACATCCGTCTTCGCAGAATCGTAAGCGATCAGGCCCTAGACATACAGGCGTTAAAAGAATACGCCGGGAGGAACTAATGAGAAAGCCTCGATACGACATCGGCACGTTGGTTCAGAGGACTAATGGGTATGTCTTCGTTAAGACAAACGACGGGATGATGGCGGAACATCGTTGGGTTGCAGAGAACAGAATGCTTGGCAGAAAGTTGCGGGATGGGGAAGTGGTAGTCAGAAAGCACCCTGATAGGCTTCTTAACACTCCGCAAAACCTAGTGGTTGTTCAGCATTCGCTTACGAAATTTAAAACACTTCCACATTCCAGGATCATATACATACCCTCATCGTCTAAGAGGAATAGAATAGCGGCATGAACGAACTGATATTGGCTTGTGCTTTGGCCCTACCTCCGGCCAACTTCATGTCTTCGCCGTACCACGTGATGAAGTCCGAATACGATCAGCTCGTGGAGTGGCTGAGGAAGAACAACCCCGACGCCGAGGTGTTCATCCACCCGACCCCACAGGAGGACAAGCTCAAGGATGCGGGGTTCGAGCGTGTTCCGTTCACATGGCGGGGTAACCACATCTGGATTAGGCGTAAAGAAGTGTCGGACAAATACATACGGAGGTCAGCATGATAAAGATATTCAAGTCTGAAGATGATTACAGCAAGAAAGTTAATTTTGTAGACGACGAAAACAAGCTCGTCGGGTTTGACTTCTACGACGATTGCTGTTCATATGGAGGGTGGTTCATCAGCGAAACCATGACTCATAAATTCGAGGATGGGAAATCCACGATGCCGAAGGAACCCGAAAGCCACCCAGACCTCACCCCGTATTCTTTCGACAAGGACTTTTACTGTGTCAAGAATGTTAACGGTGAGGATGTCTATGCGGAAGGGAAGGTAGCCATATTCAGAATGACGGCTCCGAAGGAGCCTGACTTGTACCTCCACCTGTTTAATATGCACAACGGATACTACTCCAAAGGGATTACTTCATGGCGTGGCGACGAGGATTATGTATGAGAACCCGCCCCTCCGAACCGCAGTTGATGTTGGTGATCATCCTGTTCGTGGTCTTTGCGTTTCTGATGCAGGGCAGGGCGCATGGGGCGGGGCCGTACAAGGTGGAGGTATCTACTGCG